TATATGAAACCCTCAAGATTATTGTGTCTTGGTTCTTATCCTGGAAGGATGGAGCCTAAATCAAAAGTTAAAAATACAAAGATTAAAGAGGAAGTTTGTAATACTTTCAACTTTGATTGTCAGTTTGGTAAGCCTGTGATGAAACCACAATTACGTGGAGATAAATGGGTTAATCCTTTTACTATAGCTGCAGAATCTTTAGGCACTAATAAATGTTGTTTAAGAACAGATTTACTGATTGAATGTGCTAAAGAATATTTTAATGGATTAAAACCTTATCTTAAGAAACCATTACGTAATCTTACGCAGGAAGAGGCGATAAATGGTGTAGAGGGGAACCCTTATATTCAGTCTATTGTAATGAAAACTTCAGGTGGTTTTTATTTTCCAGGAGCAAAACGAAATTATTTTAAGGAAATCAATGGTAAATTCGTCCCTAATGAGGAATTACAAGATAGAATAGATTTTATATTGAAATGTTATGAGGCTAAAGAAAAGGCTAATATAATTTTCCAAGGGACTTTAAAAGATGAACCAACAAAGTTTTCAAAGATCGAAAGTGGTAGGACTAGAGTTTTTTCAGCTTGTGATGTTGCTTTTACAATAGTTGTACGAATGTACTTTGCCACTTTTACAGCTTTCATGATGGAAAACAATCTTATTACTGAATGTGCTGTTGGTATGAATCCATATTCCGATGATTGGAAAGCCATATATAATCATGTATGTAAGTTTGGAAAAGATAAATTAAGTGATGGAGATTATAAAGACTTTGATAAGAGTTTTACGTCAAACGCTGCGTTCGTCATATTTTTGATAATGATGAATGCTAAAGAATACTCACATAAACCACAAAACACTTATCATTTTAAGAATCCATATTATGGAGATGTATTTATATTTCTAGATGATAATGGGAAATTCGAACTTGCTATTTTTGCAGATGTAGGAATTGTTATTTTAAATCTAAACGGTGATTTATTCATGGTTTGGACTAATAATCCATCAGGTTGGCCATTAACATCTATGGTGAATAGTATTTATAATTCTTTATTAATACGATTAACTTTTTTACTCTCTGGTCATGATATTAAATCTTTCAGAAAGTTCGTAGCTTTGATAACTTTAGGTGATGATAATGTTTTTGGTAGTGGTATTAATACTTTTAATCATACTGTTGTTCAAGAACAAATGGAGAAGCTTGGTATCACTTATACGATGGCAGATAAAGAAAGTGAATCTCGTGCTTTCAAACATATAAATGATATTGAATTTTTAAAAAGAAATTTTATAGAACAAGATGGACGTGTTTGGGCTCCATTAGCTTTTAAAAGTATTTATAAAAGTTTATGTATGTACTTACCTAAAGGTAATATCACACCAGACGTCCAAATTGCTCAAACCGTTTTATCATCAATAATGGAGGCAACACAACATGGTGAACATGTATTTAATGATTTTCAATCTAAGATACTTAAGATAGTAAACAATTATGATGATATTAAATTTCAATTACATCCTCGATGTAAGTTTTCGTATGAAGAATGGGTTCAATGGTTTGAAGA